CAGAACTTAGAACTGTAATTGATAAAAAGGCTCAAATGCTTTCGCAAGGTCGTCCAAGGCTTGTAAAAGAGGATGGTACGGAAGTAGAAAAACATTGGGTACTTGATTTAATTAAGAATCCTAATCCAATGCAAACTTGGCAAGACGTAATGTATTCTATATCCGTTAACGACAGTTTATTTTCAACTGCTTTATGTTATGCACCACGAAGAAGTTTTGGAATAGTTAATTTATTTGTTCCGCTTGCTAGACATAAGGTTCAAATTAACACTTCTGGTCGTACTCTTAAACAAATGGATAAAGGTGGTCTTATAAAAGATTATACTTATAACTATGAAGGTGATAAACCAGAAACATTGCTAAATGAAGAAGTTGTTATCATTCAAACTACGGATGGTGTGAATATTTTAGATTCTATATCAAGAATTGAATCTTTAAAGTACCCATTATCTAATATTAAGGCTCAATATAACAAACGTAACATACTTTTAGAGAATATTGGCGCTATTGGTATATTATCTGCTTCAAACTCTGATTTAGGTGGTGCTTTACCAATGAGTCCAGAAGAAAAAGAACAAATACGTAAAGATTGGTACAATCGTTCTAAAGATGAGATCATTATTTCTGAAAACGATGTTAAATGGACTCCAATGTCTTATCCTACAAAGGATTTAATGTTGTTTGATGAACTTAAAGCTGATAAACTTGCTATTATAGATGCTTTTGGTCTTAACTACTATATTTTCTCTAACGAAAGTGGTTCGACTTACTCTAACGTGAATTATGGTGAGAGATTATGTTATACTTCTACTATCATTCCAGAAGCTGAAAGAATTTATAATAATATTACTGAACAATTAGGATTAGATAAAGAAGGATTGAGATTAGTTGCTGATTATACTCATTTACCAGTTCTACAGAATGATATACTTCAAGAAAGTCAATCTATAGATTACAGAGCATCTGCTTTAATCAAAATAGAAAATGAAATAGGAATTACTTTAACTGATGATGAAAAAAAGATATTCCTTGGATTGAAAAAAGGAATTAAATAGGTATCATACTACCTTTATTTTTAAGACTCGACTAATAATCGGGTCTTTTTTTGTGCATTAAAAAAGCCCTCAATCCAAATAAATAGCGAGAGGGCTGAAAGAAAGAATCAAAAGTAGTTAGCACCGAAAGAAAAGAAAGAAAAGCACTAATAACTGTGTAAATATACTCTTTTTTTATATATCCAACCTTTTAAATAAAGATTTAATTAACATTGACAATCCAGCCAAGCAATCTGGAGCATCATCATTTTTCATTTTACCTTCCTTACTAAAAGATAGTAGGTTTGTCATAAACTGGTGATAATCGTTGTTATTCTCATATTTTACAAAGACAAAGGCATTATTTATACTTGCAGATTGCATAATTATTCTAGTCATTTTATTTTGTGTGTTATGCACTTGTAAAATCTTGGTTCTAGTTTGTTTTTGAAGTGTTCTAGCAAAAACCGCCCCCATTGCGTTACTTTCTACCCTACAATAAGACGTTCGGTATCTATTTAACTTTTCTGCAATTAAAGGAATGGTTACATCGGTATTATTTTTGTTAAAACAATAATCTGCAATATAAATTGTACCATCAATAATTACTGCTAGTGCCATAGCTGTATAATCTGCACCTTGGTCTGATACATCGACGTAAGCAATACTTCCCGCACTTCTACCTTTGATGAGGTTAAAGTCTGCTTCACTAATAGTTCGTAGATTAGAGAACAAACGTCCTTTTAAATCGACTGGTTCTTGCATATATTCTGCACTCCAAATATCTGGATTGATTTTCTTACGGATCATCTTATATTGGTCTGTAGACATTACATCAGCACAAAAAGTCTCTTCATTCGCATCTAAGGCAGGAATAACTATCGATTCATCATAACTACCTTCTTGGAAATTCTTGCCTATAACATCGTTTGTCGACCATCTTGTACCAATATCAATCTTAGCACACGTTCGTTCAAGACGTGAGTCGTGAGTACCTTCTTTCCATTGTAAAACCCTATCATTGGTAACATCGGACAACGCATCCTCAATACCACGATACAAGTCATCGGTAATAGCAAGTTTTGTAGCACCAAAACCGATAATTGTTCCACCTACACCAGCACCAAAGTAACCTACTTGACGAGATTGATTAGTATTCCAACCATTAAGGTTTGCTTTATCATTGGATATACTTACTTCTGGAAATACAGAATTAAACTTTTCTGATTTTAACACTTGACGTACATCGTAAGAGAACTTTTGATATAGAGTTCCGGTACAAGTATTACGCATTACAGATTCAGAAGGATTCCTACCTAAAGTCCAAGCACAAAACAAAGTTGTTATATATGATTTTCCTCCCCTTGGTGGTACTGATACTGATAAAGAGTTAATCTTACCTTCCTCGATTCTTTGAAAGGCTCTAGCGACACGTTGCAAGAATTTACGTTTAAGAAAAAAGTCTTTATCATAGAATTTACAAAACTCCCAAAAGTCATCTTTACCTAACTTGGCTCTAAGATGGTATTCCAGTGCTTTCCTCGCTTCTTCCTTCGTCGCTATCTTCTGTTCGTTCTCCGAGAGCAAGTTCTTGTTCTCTAAAGTAGTCTGGTTCGTCATCGTCATCGTCATTTAATAGTGCTTTAATATCTTCTTCTGAAAAGTTACTAATATCAACTGTTACGTTTTTACTTTCAACTTCTTGTGCGTGAGGTTTATACGCATTATCCATTAATGCTTTATAGGCATTTACATCGCCTTTAAGTGCTTTCTGTAAAATAGCTAGTGTCATTTGATATTCTATAGGAATATATGACTCAATACCAGTAATAGGGTCTTTCCCCCATCGTGTAGCTTCTAAAATGGCACGAACAACTGTACTTCTATTTAATCTACCTTTAGGTCTACCAACAAGGTTTTTTTTAGGTACATCGGTTTGTTCAACTTCTATAGGCTCATCTTTTTTAGTTACATCGTCTGGTTTAGGTACTCTTAGTGGATAAAGTGCTTCTTTTACCTCTTTTTCACTGTATTTGTTCCTAAATTGTACTTTTTCAATGAAAGAAAGCCCTTCATCACCTCGTTTTTTAGGTTTTATAATATATTTACCTCGCTTAGTTCCAGCTTTTACACCTCTTGGCTCTACTTTTTTCTTTCTTGGTCTTGTAACCTTAGGTTTTTTAGGTTCAGATTCTTCGTTTTGTTCCATTAGAATAAATCAATTAATTGTTCTGCTTGAATAATATTCGTTTCGTATTTACCTCTGCCAGATTTAGTCTTCAATCCAAGGTTAAACTTTTCACGAATCAACTCATCTTGTTCTTCTGTAGTGCATATTACTATGAAGTGTGAACGCTGTTCTGTAGGTGCTTCTTGTGGTTCAAACATATTATCGAATGAATCAAAGTTTAAAGCATCTAATTGAATATCTAAGTTCAATTCATCTAGTGAAAAACTACCAAAACTTAAATCACCTTCCATAGCTTCAATGCAATTACTACGATTAGCACCAACATGAAGCAAGAGGTCACGATAACCTCGAACCTCTTGTCTTTCTTTTGTTGTTTACGAACTTTAGTGTTATGTATTTCAACAATCTTAGTGCGTTTCTTTGGGTCTTTAAAATCACGCTTTAATTGTCTTTTTTGACTTCTAAGATAACTCATTGCGTAGTTTTTTAGCTTTTTCATCGTACCACCTTGCCTTTTCTATTCTCACGAAAATCCCATCTAATAGAGAATAGTTCACGTTTAGAGTATTTCACTAGAATATCCATTTACAGATTAATAACACAACCGAAGCAAACACTACTCTGATTACACTTTCTACTATCATATCATTCTTTCTTAACCATTGCATAAGTGATTCAGTCTTTAACCAAACAAATGGTACTACCACTAATCTATCTGCAATAAATACAGAAAACATTATCGGCATCAATAAGACACCGATAAATAATTTCAAACCTTTACTTAACTTACTCATAATCAATATATTATCAGAACGGTAAATCTGAACTCTCAACTTCTTCTGCAATTGGCATAACACTTTTCTTAGGTTCAAAACCTTGTCCTTGTGCATTCTTTACAGCATTACTACCAATCTTACTGATCTTCCATACATCTAGTGTATTAAAGAACTTACTCTCGCCTTCAGGATTAACCCATTCTCTACCATTAAGATTGAAACTAACCTCTACTTCATCACCAATAACCAAACTATCAATAAGGCTACACTTATCTTGCGTTAACTGAAACATGATGTCTTGTGGATACATATTAGTATCATCAACAACTACAAACTCTCTCTTAGAGAACTTCTCACTAATCTGCAAAGTAGATCCTACTACCTTAACTTTTCCTTTCATTGAATAACTCATAATTCTATCTTTTTAATTATATCACAAAGATAACTTTTAAATATTTAAAAACAACACTTAATTTAAAAAATTACACAAAAATACACAATGCAATAAACTAACTACTTAACAAATAATTACATATATATCACTAAAACACTTGACAATGTCAATTATTTCTTGTAACTTCACTTCGTCGTTTGACAACGTCGTTTTACGACAACGATTGACACTCCTGCCCACTTAGGTAACTTGGAGTAACTATATCCCAAAGTAAACTTTGTAATGTTCTGATTGGCTCGCTTAGAAGCTTCGCCCTGGGTAGGTTACACGTGATTGCACTCTTTTAATTCACACCCAATAATTTACACGAAAATTTTATACGTGTTTTTAAATTGCATTAGAAAAAAATCAAAAATTTCTAAGGCAGTTTTTAATTGGAAAGTGTTTAAAATCAGAAATTTTATAGAGGGGTCTAAATAGGTCAGTTACATTTTTCCATGAGCAAGGGGGTACCTATCTCACTTGATTTTCAAGATGTTACGTATTGAGTAAATTATTAAGTATGTTGGTTTGTTACTCCAGGTGAATAAGTTGTTTGTTGATCCTGGTGTTGGTTTATTGGTATTGTTTTTAAATTGCAGGAAGTTGAAATTTGATTGAGAGGTGCGAACTTGGTTTATTTTCATTTTGTGCAAATTCATTTATAGTTTTTGTGCAAATGTTATTTGTTGTTTTGTGTAAATATATATTATGGTTTTTTGTAATGTTTTTTGTAATGTTTTTTGTGTGTTTTTTATTGTTTTGTAATGTATGGATATAAAAAAAGCACCTACGTATATGTAAGTGCTTGTTAGTTTGTTTGTTATG